CTGTGGCCATGGAAGAATATAAGTATTGGGAGCCAGAGATGGTATTGATTGAGGCCAAAGCGTCCGGGCTACCATTAACTCATGAGTTGCAAAAGATGGGAATACCTGTTATAAATTTTACACCTTCAAAAGGTAATGACAAACATTCGAGGGTAAATAGTGTAGCACCCCTGTTTGAATCAGGAGCTATATGGGCACCAAAAAAAACGTTTGCCGAAGAAGTTATAGAGGAGTGTGCAGCATTCCCATTTGGCGATCACGACGATTACGTGGATTCAACCACGCAAGCTCTAATGAAATATAGACAAGGTTACCATATTACGCTAAAAGATGACTTTGAAGATGAGGGAATAGATAAAGCTAGGAGGAGGGCTTACTATTAATGGCAACTGACGACATAACAATTACTGATACCTTTGTTGAAGAAAGGGATAGACCTTCTAATAAAACTAAAACAGCTGATCAAAGATCTAGTCAAAGAACTTATTTTAATAGAAACAAGGACCGTAATTACGGTTACACTACACGTGATACTGGCTACACGGATATTGTCAGAGCACCACTGCGTGGAGCAACGCGTGGTATAGCTGATCTAGTAGATTTTGTTCCTAATTTTTTTGGACAATTATTTAATCCTTATGATAAAGAAATTGAAGCGTTGGATTATAAAGAACCACGTGGTCTTATTGATTTGTTTAATTATACCATGGCAGCAGGTGGGCTTGAACAAGAATTAGCAGAAGCAGGTTATAATTATGATGATTTAACTATTGAACAAAAAGTTAAAGTTCAAGATCATTTTAAAAATCAATACGACACAGATTATACGTACATGCCAGATTTTCGTCCTCTTACAGGATCAAGCGCATTAAGTTTTATGAGCGAGCCACTTAGAGATTTAGCAGAGGCTGAATTTATGAAACCTAATATTGAAAGTTTAGGCAGCGACACTGTGTCAATGGGTAAGCTTGGTGATTTTTTAGAAGAATTTGGAATTGGTCCTTATTATCCAACTGAACTTGCCGAAGGTATAGGATATTTTGGAAGTGATATGCTTGGTATTGGAAAAGCAAAAAAAGGTTATGATGCAATGCGTGCTGCAGGAATGAATATTCCTAAAGCTAGATACCCTCTTGGAGTCACTGTCGGCGGTGGTACTTTAATGGACCTTTTAGAAGGAAACGACGAAGAAGAGCTCGAAACAATTTACGTGGATTAATCAATGGCTGTTGCTGGAATTAGTAAAGCTTTATTAAAATCTGTTATTAAAAGATCAAAAAATCTTCAAGAAAAAGCAATTAATAAACCTTTTTCAGAAGATTATTTTCGAAGGGCAGCACGTTATCCAGATAGAAATATACAATTAGGAAAAAGAAAAACACCTAAATATACAGATGTTATATCAACAAAAGCTTATGATAAGCTTGTAAAAGATTTTTCTAAAGTATACAAAAAAGCTGATGTTGAAGGAATAACTTCTTTAAAATCAGGTATGAATATATTTGGTTCAAACTTTTTTGAAAACATAAAAAAGACAGCAAAGAAAAAAAATTTATTAGATAAAAAAGATACTACTAGGGTACAAAATTTATACAAATCAGAGTTTCTAACAGGAATTGATTTTACTGATCCACGTTACAAATCTATTCAAAATTTAGCAAATCAAAAACGTGCGGCGGTGCAAGATATTTATAGCGACATTATTAAAAAAGCTCCTAAAGATCCAAACACTGGTAAAGCTATTGTAAGTGGACCAAAAGCATTTTACCCAATTAGCATAATACCTAAATTAAAAAAGAAATATCCTGATTTATTTAAAGATATTCAAAATGACGCTACAGGACGAAGAAGACTTTTTAAAATACTTGAGCCAACAAGAAGTGGGTCACGAGAACAAATACCATACCCACCTTTTCAAAGTGCTAAAACAAATATTTTTGAAGAAGCAATGTTCAAGCAAGTACCTAATTTTACAGATGAAGCAGAACTCGGTAAAATACCTCGTCAATATTTAATTGATGTATTTAGATCAAGGCCTGCTGAATTTGTCACAGGTGATGCTAAAAAAGATGCAAACAGGTATTTACGTTTTTTACGTGATCAAGAATTTTTTGATCCACAAAGCCCTTACTTTTATAAAAAAAATCCAGAATTTTTAGATTATTATTTAACAAGAAAGCAACCAGCTGGTGCGGTTAGAGATTATAGAAGAGGTCAAGATTTGTCTCATGACGTGCCAACACTTGCAACAACAGGAAGTAAAAAATTTCCTACTCAAACTCAAACCATTCCTTTTTCAGGAGGAGAAATGGGTAGAACACATTATTTACCAAAAAATATAAATAGAGAATTACAACCAAAATTAGAAGCGCAAGCACTTAATGCATTAAAAAGAAAAAATTATAAAAAATTTGTAGAACTTGATGAACGAATGACAAAAAATAATATTAGAACAACTATTATGGATCCTGCTACAGGAGAAATATATCCTATGGGTGGATATGCTGAATTAGGATTTAGCAGAGGAGGTAAAGTGGAAAAATTTGTAAGCGGAGGTCTTGCTTCTATGCTTGGAAAAAACCTTTTACAACGATTAGCAAAAAAATTAACAAAAAGTGAGCTAGATATGATATTAGGAACATCATTTAAGGGTACAGAACCCTTAATGTCACCTAAAAATAGACGCCAAGACCGATTAATAAGGCTTTTGGGGGATAAATATAGGTATCGTTATGTAAAATCCGAGGTCCCAGGACCTCAATCTTCGTTAAAAGGGGGTAATTAATGGTTAAAAAGGCTATTTTACCAAAAGTTTTAGGAATAGTAAGGGATTATGCCCCTAAATTAGCTAAACCAAAGAAAGTATCAGAAAAAGTATTAGATCTTTCCGAAGGAAAGGCTTCTTATACAGTTTTTGATGAAGCTGGCTTGCCTATAAAAGATTTTAATACCGAAAAAGCAGCTAGAGATTTTTTAAGAGGCGATCCATCGGCAAACATGTACACGGTGGGGAAAACAGGACAGCCAGCTAAAGAAGAAGGACCAGTATTATTCTATAAATCACGCGAAACCATAGTTGATGCGCCTCAAGAAAAAATGTCAGCCGATCGTTGGCTAAATTATTTAAATTCTAAGGGTATTAAAAAAGCAGAAATGCGAGATACGTCTTTAGAAAATTTTTTAGTTTCTTCAGGCACTAAAACTTTTACAAAAAAAGATTTACTTAAAGAATTTGATGAAATTGCACCTGATTTAGAAGCAATTGCTTTAGGGGAACAAGCACCTAAATCTATTTTAAATAATTTATATAAAAGTGTTAGTAAGATAGATCCTGATGCACAAGATACGCGCGTAGGTGGTTTAGTGAAATATTTACAAGATTCACTTCCTAATGTGGTAAAAAGAGAATCACAAGATATTGATGACGCTGCTCTTAATAGCGTGGCAAATAATGTTAATGCATACATGGAAAAAGTTTTTGGTATTAGAAGTGCTTTGGACGAAGGTGTTGCTTTAACCGCACCAATTCCATTTAAAGCAAAAGAACCATTAGTTAATCTTTCTGCAGCACTTGGTAAAAGAGGTGCAGGATTACCACAAGAAGCGTATGCAAGAAGACCTAATTATAGTGGTCAACAAACTTTATCTGGTGGAGATAATTACCGTGAAATTTTATTTAAATATAAACCTGGAAAATTACGTAAAACTGAACCTGAGTATAATTATGCGCATGACTTTGGTTTAGATAAAAGTAAAGCTAAAAATGCTTTTGTTCATGTAAGAGTGTCTGATAGAAGTGATGAATTTGGTAGAAGATTAATGTTTGTAGAAGAAATACAATCTGATATGCATCAACCTATACAACGTGCAATACGTGAAGCTAAAACAACAGGTAGAAAATTTAATCCTAGAGACGGGTATGCAATGCGAGGAGATTTACCTCCGCCAAAAGAATTAGCAGCAAACAAACAACAATTAGATTTAATTAATCTTAAAATAGAAAATTTATTAGCTACAAATCCTAGATCTAAGGCATTGCCTAAATTACAGGAAGAACGTGAAAAAATTAGAAACATACTTGCAGAATCAATGAAAAGCAAAAACATTGGTGGTGGAGATATTCCCGAAGGACCATTTCAAACTTCTCAAGAATACATGGAATTTGTGTCTAAATATTTACTTAGATTAGCAAAAGATGGTAAATATGATGGATTAGCATTTGCAAATCCTAAAATTAAAAATAGGAATTTAAACCCAGGTGGTAGAGATTACCAAGGTAATTTAGGTGCGTATGGACCAATATTAAATAAAGCTTTATTTAACGTATCTAAAAAAACAGGTGCAAATTTGTTAAATACTGCTATAAAGACACCTGAGGGACAAGTTTACGGGGGAATTAAAATGCTAAACTTAAAAAATAATAAAGCAGCAGAAGAAATTATATCTGGTGGTATTTCTGCATACCAAAAAGGTGGAGTAGCACATGGCAGAAGATAATACTAAAAATCAAATTGAAAAAGCAATGGAAGCTGTTGAGGCAGCTCTTGAAGTAGAACCTGTAGGAGAAGAAATACAAGTAGATAAAACTGTAAGCTTTGATGGTTTTGAAATACAAGAAGACGGAAGTGCAGAAATGGCAGGTGATCAACCAATTGATCAATCACAAATTCCATTTGATGCAAACTTAGCAGAATATATTGATGAAAATAATTTAACCAAGTTTGCTTCAGACTTGGTAGGCGATTTCGAAGGTGATAAAGAGTCACGTAAAGACTGGGAAGATACCTATGTCAAAGGGCTCGATATGTTAGGCTTTAAATACGAAGACCGAACACAACCTTTCGAAGGTGCGTCAGGGGTCGTACATCCTTTACTGGCTGAATCTGTTACACAGTTTCAAGCCCAAGCGTATAAGGAACTCCTCCCCCCAAGCGGCCCCGTGCGCACACAAATAATTGGTGAGGCATCACCAATGGTAGAACAACAAGCAGAACGTGTAAAAGAATACATGAACTACTACATTCTAAATGTAATGGAAGAGTTTGATCCTGAGATGGACCAACTATTATTTTATTTACCACTATCAGGTTCTGCATTTAAAAAAGTTTATTATGATCAAATACTAAAACGTTGTGTTGCAAAGTTTGTATCTAGTGAAGACTGTGTAATTAATTATGCAGCTACAGATTTAGAACAATCAGAAAGAATAACACACGTTGTAAAAATGTCATCTAACGAATTAAGAAAATTACAAGTGTCAGGTTTTTATCGTGACGTACCAATTACATCAGGATCAGTTAGCACTGCCGATGATGTTGTAGAAAAAATAGATGAGTTAGATGGTGCAAATTCTACGGGCGAAAATGATGAACATGTTATTTTAGAAATGCATGTTGATGCAGATGTGCCAGACTTTGAAGACACATCTGGAATTAAACTTCCTTATATTGTTACAATAGATCAATACTCTTCTACAATATTATCTATTAGAAGAAACTATGAACCGAATGATCCTAATTTTAAAAAGAAACAATACTTTGTACATTTTAAGTTCCTCCCTGGGTTAGGCTTTTATGGATTTGGCTTAATCCACATGTTAGGTGGATTGTCAAGAACTGCAACAAGTGTTTTGCGACAGTTAATTGATGCAGGTACTCTTGCCAATCTACCAGCAGGTTTTAAAGCACGTGGTATGCGTATACGTGATCACGATGAACCTTTACAACCAGGTGAATTTAGAGATGTAGATGTAACAGGACAATCAATAAAAGAATCTTTGTTACCACTACCATACAAAGAACCATCACAAACTTTATTTGCATTATTAGGTTTTGCCGTTGATGCAGGAAAAGCTTTTGCTGCAATAGCAGACATGAAAATGGGTGAAGGTAATGAACAGAATCCTGTTGGCACAACATTAGCATTATTAGAACGTGGCACAAAAGTTATGAGTGCAATACAAAAAAGATTACACTTCTCACAAAGAAAAGAATTTAAGTTGTTAGCAGGTTCTATTAAAATGTTTACACCACCAGAATATCCATACCAGGTTATTGGTGGTAACAGAATGATTAAACAAGCTGACTTTGATGATCGTGTTGATAT